ATATGGACAAGAAGGTGCATCTGGAAAGTTCTCAGTGCCCCGTAAACAAATGGGGACCAGAGCTTCAAAGGATGTATCCTGCTGAGGTTGCTCAAAAAACACTTCAGAGTCCGCATCGCACGATGCACAATATCGATCTGACAAAAGAATTCTCAAAAGAAGATGCTGAGGCAATCGACAAGCTAGCTACAAAATCTCTTATGTTTGATGGTCGTTTTGCCTGGAAAGAAATGCAGTTTAGAGCATTCATCGGACCAAATGGTGTTCGCCAAATTTCTCAGTTACAGCCTAATATCAATGTAGTAAAGTCACTCCCAAACCACGAGAATCTTTCGACTGAAGAGCAAGTAGAATTTAATCAGCTTGTAGTACAACATCAGGCACCTGACAAGAATAAGGTATTTACTTTTAGATCGCAGATATTTCATCTCACGCCACGGACTGGAAAGGACGCTAAACCTGGACAGTTCATGTTGAATGTTCTTGATCCAAACAATCTTCCTCCAGGAATTACTCTTCCGGGAATAACAACTGTTCCTCCTGCTTCATAAGACATGGCTACTGAACAAGAAGAGTTTCGAGCTTTGGTAGAAAAGCATAAGGCTGCCGATCAGCCGAAGACGTTTTTCTTCAAGGACAAGTACTTTAGACTCAGGCGTGATGAATTTAACGTTATGAACTGGGTTATTGTTCCTATGTCTGTTGAGCAATACAACAGCGAAATGACAGGAATTCCATTAAATCTGACCACGGTCCCTCCAGAAAACACTCCAACCTCCTAATATGCCTACTAGAATTACAGGAGTCGTTACCGACGAAGATAAGCAAAAATTTGATTCTTTGCTTCAGACTGCAAAAAACATTTCCGGAAATGTAACGGCATTTGAATTTAATGGAGCTTTCTTCAAAGTAAGCCGAAACGATTCTTCCAGTACTGATTGGAGAATCTATCCAATCACACAGCTGGAATTCAATTCACTGTCAATTTAATTTGCACTACGATGGCTAATCCTTCCTCGCGCCAACAGCTCATAGACTACTGCCTACGTTCTCTGGGCTCTCCGGTCATCGAGATCAACATCGATGATGACCAGGTGGAGGATCGTGTCGATGAGGCCATTCAGTTCTATCAGGAGTATCACTCAGACGCGGTCATTCGTACTTACACGAAGCATCTGATTACTGCTCAGGACGTCACTAATAAGTACATCGATCTGCCAGAGCGTTACTTATTTGTCTCGCGTATCTTCCCGATGACGAACAACTCATCGTCGTCTTCTGGCATGTGGTCAGCTCGTTATCAGATGCATCTGAATGACGTGTACGATCTGCAGTACGCCGGCGCTCTGGTTAATTACGAGATGACACGCCAGTTCCTCGAGATGCTGGATATGCAGCTCAACGGCGTTCCTCCGGTTCGCTTTAACCGCCATATGAACCGTCTGCATATCGATGTGGATTGGACACGTACGATCATTGAGGGTGATTACATCATGATCGATGCATACTCGACCATTGACCCGACGACGTACACGGACATCTACAACGATATCTTTCTGAAAAAGTACACGACGGCTCTGATCAAACGCCAGTGGGGAACGAACCTCAGCAAGTTTGAGGGCATCCAACTTCCAGGTGGAGTTACGATGAACGGCCGTCAGATTCTAGAAGACGCTAACCAGGAGATTGCAAAGCTAGAAGAAGAGATGGAGTTGAAGTACGAAAAGCCGGTGGACTTTTTCGTTGGCTGATAACAATGAAAGAGGCCTTCGTATATTCCTGGCGGAATAAAGACACCAATCGTCTTTACATTGGATGGCATAAAGGCTCTCCAGATGATGGGTATGTCTGTTCAAGCAAAGTCTTGATGGAGGAGTATCAAAAAGATTGCAGCAAGTTTGAGCGCTTCATTATTGCTGAAGGAAGAGCTGAAGATATGGTGGCGCTAGAGGCGCAAATATTGAAAGCCGTCAATGCTAAGGACAATTCAGAATATTATAACCAGCATAACGGTAATGGGCTTTTTCACCTTAAAAAGCATTCTGCTGAAGCCCGTTCAAAAATTTCGAGATCAAAGATCGGTAAGAAACGACCTGACTTAACGGAAAGAAATCTTACGAATAATCCATCGCATAATCCCGAGATTGCTAAAAGAATGGGAAGATGTATGAAGGGTGAAGCTAATCCACGATTCGGTAAGATAGTTTCGGAAGAAACCAAACAGAAAATATCTAAGTCTCAGACGGGTAAATATATCGGACTAAAACGTTCTGAAGAAACCAAGAGGAAAATATCAGAAGCTAAAAGACAGTATTGGGCTAATAAGAAAATAAACCAAAATGCCTAGATCAGTATATTTTTCTCAAAATGTAAAGTCGGAACAGAATCTTTATGAAGATTTGATTATAGAATCTATCCGCACGATGGGCCAAGAGGTGATGTACCTGCCGCGTAATATGGTCTCGCGCGATATGGTACTGAACGAAGCTATTGAATCAAAGTTCAGTGATGCATACTCGATCGAGATGTACCTGGAGAGCGTGGATGGGTTCGAAGGTGACGGTTCTCTGATGACTAAGTTTGGTCTCGAGCTTCGTGATCAGGCCACCTTCGTAGTAGCCAAGAAAACCTGGGAGAAGCTCGTGGGTCTATGGAACAACGGCATCATCTCGAACCGGCCTGCTGAAGGAGACCTCATCTATCTTCCATTATCAAAGGGTCTATTCGAGATCAAGTTTGTCGATCACCAATCGCCGTTCTATCAGCTCTCGAAGTTTCCAGTTTACAAACTGCGTTGCGAGCTCTTCGAATACTCCAATGAAGAGATCAAGACCGGGGTATCCGAACTCGATGCTCTATCACGTTCTTTTGCCACAGAATACGTCTTCAAGATCGGCAATTCGAATGGCACTAAATTCACACTCGGCGAAACAGTCACGCAGATTCTTGTTCCAGCTTCTGGCAGTACTGCGGCCAAAACTATCTCGGCTCAGGTACTTCGATTTGAAGATATCAACGTTGCAGGTCAACTCAACCTCTATCTAGGACTAGTCACTACCAATACTGGAGACTACAATGAGTTTCAGGTCACAGCGAACCAGATTGGCAAATTGATCGGGCAGTCGTCCGGAGCTCAGTGGGATATTCTGCAGGCATATACGATTGCGACTGAGACCTCAGATCGTACCTTTGTGAATAGCAATCAACAGGCGCAGAATCGCACCTTTGAGCTGGAGTCTAATACAATCATCGACTTTACGGAGCACAATCCGTTCGGTGAAGTCTCGCGGGAGGACTGAGGATGTTCCAAGGACACTTTTATCACGCCACTATCCGCAAGGTCGTTTCAGTATTTGGAACACTCTTCAATAACATTTCTGTGGTCCGCAAGGATTCCAGCGGTAAGGTCGTGAACATCACCCGAGTTCCGCTGGCATATGGTCCAAAGCAGAAGTTTCTGGCGAGACTCGATGAGCAGCCTAACTTAGATGCTAGTAAGGTGGCAATCAAGCTCCCTCGCATGTCATTCGAGATCATTTCTCTGACGTACGATGCCAGCATCAAGACCAATAGAAACAATCTGATCGAGGTCATCTCGGCTGATCCAGATCAGAAGAGTGTGGTTCGTAACTATGCACCATATCGCATGGGTCTTCAACTGTCGATCATGGCAAAGAACCAGGATGACGCGCTGCAGTGCCTGGAGCAGATCCTTCCTCACTTTCAGCCAGAGTACACTGTCACCATCAAGGATCTTGATTCGCTGAATGTGAAGACCGACATGCCGTTTGTTCTGACCGGTATTCAGATGAATGAGGACTACGAGGGAGACTTTGTTCAACGTCGTGCTATCATCTATACCCTGGATTTTGAGACACGCCTTCGCTTCTACGGACCAGTCTCCAAACGCGCGGTCATCAAGGTTGCCGACGTTGAACTTGCTGCTCCTGGAGCAGGCCGTGATAACATCACCGTTCAGGTTGATCCTTCCTCGGCAACTGAGAACGATAATTATACTGTCACGACGTCCATTGAGTTCTTGGAGTTCACGAATACATTCAGCATTACTGTCAACTCGGGAGTCGGAAACTTCACGAATGGAGAGATCGTGACAGATAGTATGACTGGCGCCACAGGAATTGTGACATCATTCTCCGGAAATGTAGTGGTCGTAGAGAATGCCGATGGCATCTTCCGAGGCGGAGATACTTTAGTCGGAGGAACATCAGGAGTCTCCAGGTCAATCACAAACGTCGTTGGAGTCTATCCTCCGTTTCTTCTAGATCCTTGAGCTAATCTCTCTTCGTCATGACCAATA